GTAACATTTGGCTTAGGTAAGTAATACTCACCACGCTTTTTAATCTTGGTTGAGCCTTCACAGACATCGTTGATAGTTTTCCAACGCTCTTTCATGTCCGCGTAAGCTTGATGTTCAGTATTTACTGGCATTAGAAAACCATTCCTATATCTAGTGTTTTAGCTACGACTTTTTTACCCATTGCCACAGCGAACATTCGGAAGCCATCAGCACCATGTGAATGCATGTCATGAAGCGGGTTATCTTTCCAGCAACCTAATTTGTCGTTCCATTCTTTGCGGTAATTCTCAAGATGAGTAATACCTTCAGCACATTTATATTCGTCAAACTCGCACAAAGGCAAAATCTCGCGAACTTGCTCAATTCCATCCATCACTAAAATGTTCGGCACAACCTCAAATGAAACTGAGTACTTTTCACCGTCATCCAAGACATACCCTTCTTTAGCAATGTCTAAGCGCGACTTACCATCGTTCATCATTGAGCGGTTTTTAATATCGTGCGGTGCATAGTGTTTGTTGTATTTGTATCCCTTTTCCTTCAAGACTTTGAAGTAATGGCGCATACCTTCACCAGAGTTTTCGTAGTAATCGATCACTTGGTAATAATTGTCTGAGAGCTTTCGGACAAACCAAATCACCATGGAGTCTGAAACACCCAAATCCCAGAATGTCATCACAGGTAAGTGATCATTAACAGGCAATGCACCAATGCGTTTATTGGCATACAAGAATTTGAATTGGTTCTTGTAGTAAGCACCTTCAACTGACTGAGCGAATGCTTCACTAGGAATACTTGGATATTCCCGTTTCATATCCTCGCCAAGGGTCTTCTCTTTCGAGTGATACCAAGCTCTTTGATTGGCCGTGGTTTTGATCTTATGCTTTGCTTCCAGTTCGTCAAAGTAATGGACTAGTCGCTGTGGTATCTCCTCAGTAGGCTCAATTTCATAATCAGCATTCTTCCACCAGGAGAAGAAAAAGAATTTCCAATCTAGAGGACTTAGTTTTTTGCTGAGTAGAAATAGCTTTTCAGCTAATTGACAGAATTCATAGAAATATCCGCTTTTACCTTCTGCGGTACTCTCTAGAGTAATGCGACCTTTAAGACTTACTGCCTCAAAAGCACCAGTTACAATCTCACGGGCTTTATCTGGAAACTTCGCACAGATCTTACCGAACTCAGATACATGTAACCGGTCTAATGTTCCACCACGGAAAGATGTTGATACAGTGATCGATCCTCCTTTACCAAAAACAAGCTCATCCTTAGTTTGAACCTCTAAAGGATTCGCTGCTTTGATTAAATGCGGCAGACGGTCATAGGCATACTTAACCTTTTCACGGAACAGACGTTTAGCATCATGCAAAGTATGTGCAATCAAAGCACATTTGTCAGACATGAATAACGCAGCATCTAACTGGATAATGCACATCTCAGTAGTGAAGCCTAACTGACGTGCCTTTAAGATGATGTTACGTGTCCATTCATTTTCGAAGTATTCAAGCTGCTCAAGAGTCATCTTGAACTTAACTTGCTTACCTTCCTTATTCGTAATGTAGTAAAGATTGTTTAAGCGCCATAACTGGTCTTTAAGTTTCGCTTTATGCTCAGGTTTCAGCATGGCTACTCCTTAAAATTAATCACCCTCGCTTAATTCATCCATCAACTCAGATACAGACTGAATTTCAATTGTTCCTGAATGTTCTACTTTGTCTTTAAACGCCCCAACAGCTATATGCTTGCCTAATAACTCAAGGTTTTTAACTTTGTCAGGCCATTTGATTTTTCGCATCCATCCTGCGCTATCAGTGATTTCCATATTTTCAATACTGTTGACATACTGACGCCAAATAGGAGGCCATTCATCTAACGGCTTCATATTCAACTTTTCATCCATGATGTCTAAAACATCCATCTTGTCGATTTCAACAAGACGCTTGAGCACATAATCTGCATCCACATCAACACGATTCAAGCGTTGCCCATTAAGGTAAGCAATGCGCTCTTCAACTTCCTCGCGTTGCAGTACATCCCAAGCATGTTGACGTGTTCTAAAACCAACAGCTTCACCAGCCTTTGCTGGACTAAGCGTTTTTAAATATTCGTGGCAGAACTCTTCATGGCGTAAATTCTTTAAGGGTTCTGCGCCTTTGATTTGTTCTTCCATTTATTTACCTCATTAAAAAACCGCCACTTGGGCGGTCTTGTTTTATTCATACCATTTTCTGGCAATAATTAGATTTTTATAAATCTCAACACTTTCTAACATCTTTTTTAGTTTAGTCACATTGGATGAAGCACCCTCAACTCTTACAGTACTTAGCAATTCATCACTAAAAGCATCAATTAATGCCTGTGGTACTTCTATGCCTTTAAGTGGATTTGGGTTGAGCTTTGACCCGTAGCTTTGAATGTGATTAAGGTGGAAACCAGCATGATTTATTAACAATGGAAGGATTTTATTTTTGAGCTCTTCATTCTTGTGCAGCTTTGCTTCTTTAATATCTTTAGCAACTTCATACAATTTGATTTTGGCTGTATATATTGAGTCTCCATCTCCAAAGAAGTTGGAAGATGCAAAGACCATGTCAATTCTTAATTTAAAGTGCTCTACTTGTAATTGTTCTAACAGTTGTTCTGATTTCTCATTAATTTGTTGAAGTTTTACAGTATTACCAATCAAAGTTATTTCAGAAATTTTCTCAAAGAAAATTGCAACAAATGCAGCGACTAGAAAAACAGTCGTTAATAATGATAAATCCCCAGAATCTATCAACCCATTAACCCTTAAGCAAACAAACCCAGCAATAAATATCAAGAATAGTGTGAACACCACAAATATACGCATTGGTTTAATCTGATTCACAATAACTCATACATAGTTTATTTATTTGATGAAATTATAACACCACTCTGAGTTATGGAGGATTAATTACCCAAGCCAAATCATCAGGCGTTTCCAAATAACACCCTTGTTTCAAGCAAAATGCATGTATATCGTTTAGGTATTCAGTGAATTGAGCTGTACTTGCGTCTGTAGTGCTCATAAGCTCACATAGACCATCTGCTACTTGTTGATAGGCTGGATGATTTGAATCTCTCAACCCTCTAACAGCTTCGAATGTTTTCTTGTACTGGCCTACATCATCACGATCATAGATCTTTGCTAAGAAGTTTTTCTTAAAGTAGAGATGTTCATAATCTTTGTCAGTTCCGCGACTCTTTGACCATTGATGAAGCCACATCCAGTACAAACGGTTCTGAGCTTTTGTGCGGTCTTTCTCTTGTGGTGCGATTAGAACAACTAAAGGCCTCCCTTCACCAGCAGCCTTAGAATGGTTTTTATTAAGATAATTCGTCACATAGTTGATGTCGCAATGGTTCTTAATAGTGAATCTTGATTCCATTTTGACACCTCAATAAAAAACCACCCGAGGGTGGCTTAAAAGTTTACATCTGATACTTCCCAATCATCTTTAAGCTTTTTAATCTCATGCTCATTTAAATAGTTTGGTGCAAAGATAAAAACTCTATCCGTTTTTGACTGAACTTCAATTGGTATGTAAAAAGCGTCAACACCATGATAGCCACTTGATGGGAAATTATTCTCATAATATGGTTCTTTCAGAAAATTAAATTTATTGTTTTCAAATACAGCTTTATATGTACGTATCTTTGTCATGTCTTAATGCTCTTATATAAAGATATTGAGCATATCAAAAAACATCCTGATCTTTAAGATTAAGCATCCGCTCTGTTTTTTCTAACATTGCATCAAACCATATAACTGCTTGTTCTCTTGTCATTGTTAGCAGTTGGTCGTATTCAACATGGTGTTGCCTGCAAAGTGGGATTGTTTTTGAGTCACAGGCCTTCAAACCCATGCCCTTATTGTGAGCGCCTTGATTGCTATGAGCTGCATCTACTGGCGTTCTACCACACATAACGCATTGTAATTTTCTTATTGCAGCAAGTCGCTTTGCATCACGCATGAAGGTTACTTCTAATATTCTTCACTTGGTCTTTGTGTCGCTTAATCTTCGCGTCAATATCAAGCATCTCTTTCGCAGTCATCAAACCACGTGAAAGGTTTTGAAGCTTTTCTATTTCATTGCATAAAGCATTTAAATTCTTCTTCGCCTCGATTGTGTCCATAGACCACCTAAAATCCAGTAGGTTGAGCCACCGCACGAACTAGGTACATTAAACCAGTTTGAAACTCAGTCTTAGCCATTGCAGCAAATCGTTCAGGTGTTGCTGCTTCTAGTCGATCCCATTCATCTACATTATGTACTTGCTGCCCAGCATCACATTTACAGTTATAACGCTGAGTCGAAACATGGCTTTGCACTTTTTCAATGATTGATTGGATCTGCGGGCCAAGTGCTTTGATCTCATTCATTAAATCAACTTCTTCCTGAGTTAATTCACGATATGTATTAATTTTACGATGTTGGTTGTCCACTTTTTATTCTCCAAAAAAGAAAACCCCGTCAAACGACAGGGCTTTTAATACTTAACTTGAACTATTGTGGTGATTTAAAGATATCATCCTTAGAGTAGAAAACTATTGCACCATCAGCATCTATACTTGCGGCAGCAATACCCTCATGCATCATTTCATCTACAACTAAATCAACAATCCCTTTTATCTTCGGATCTGAATCCATTTGTTGATGTAGTTCTCGCAACTTTTCTAATGCTTCCTCAACAGGGAATAACTTATTGATCTCTTCAGCTCTTTCCAAATATGGAGCCTTATATTGATTAAGAATAGCTTGTAGGCTTTGGTTTTCATTATTCTTGAGCATAGTTATCACCTGCTATTAATTGAATCCATTATACCAAACTACAAACACTTAATCTTTCCACACCTTCTGCATTCTTTGATTGGGTCGTCGTTGTAATCTGATTCATATTCCCAAACATGAAAACAGAATACTTGCCTGATAATTCGGAGCATGTGAACCTCCTAGAATTTGGCGGAAGATGTGAGACTCGAACTCACACGGCTGTTACACCCAACTGTTTTCAAGACAGCGACCCTTAGACCAACTTGGTTTAATCTTCCAGATAGCAAAAAAGCCCACGATTAAGTGAGCTATGTGATTTTACTGACCCTGAAATCTGCTTGTATGGTAGGAGTCGAACCTAACTAACCAAACATACTATTCCCCGATTATCGCTGTTGCAACAACTTACTCGGCTCTTGCGCAAGACTACAGATTTCAGGTCGATAAAAACAAAAAGCCCATCGGATGATGAGCTTTGATGTGTTGGTCTTCGGAAATCCGTAATACGACCAGTATATAAAAACTATACTCTTGTTTCCGTAATAATGGAATACCTACGCTTTCATTTCTTTGTAAGTATTCTTTTTATATGCTTCAACTGCCTTTCCTGCCTCATCAATTGCCGATTCAATTGCCATCGTCATAAGGTTTTCGTAAGGCTTCCATGTCTTCCGGTAACACTCTGTACTCATCTGATAGCTTTTGAGTCCTGCATAAGCTAGGCGGCCTTTCGCTGTGTAGTTGTCTTCTTGCTCAGGATCTAATGCGAAATCTAAAACCATACGAGCAATGAGCCACGACAGATGATAGATAGCCACATGTTCTGGCTCACGCTTCTTATCAAGTGTGGCATTGCGGATCATGATATTTGCCAAATGATTACGAACATATTCATAATCACTTTCTGACTTTCCCTCAAATACAATCAGTGCTGTGACTGACTTTGCTAACTGGGTATCCATTGAAGCAATAGCACCCAAGCGGTCTTGATAGTTCAATGGTTTCTCTCCTGTTCCGCGGACCACTGGCTCAATACTTGGTGAACTCGCAGTTAAACCATGAGTCAACCATTCAAAACGTTCAAACTTCTCAACTGCTACTGCATTCATACCGTCACCCCTAAATTTATTTATCTTTGCATTCTTTAAGTTTTGCCATCTCGATTAATAGCATTTGTGCGTTGTTTGCCTGTTGGTTGATTGAATGAATATTCACGAATGCTGCACCCAACATAAAAGCCAGTATTAAGCCCACACCAACCAAGAAGTACTTTGTCTCAAAACTCATCACGCCACCTCAACCTTGCTTATGACTTGAAGCGCTTCGTCTGTACTCTCAACTACAAAGACTTTGCCGCGCCATGATTCGTGCCATTCGATTTGATCCGGAGTAAGCTTTCTATCTGACTTGAACTTCTGACCGTCTTTGATTTCCATTAAGTAGTTATTGCCTCTAAACCCTACAAGCAGATCCGGACATCCTTTTCCAGTTGAAGCAAGCGACTGAACACTTGCCCCAACTTGACGTAGAGCTTTGACAATCTCGTTTTGATTTGCATCAATTCTTGCTGCTCTACGCATTACTTAAGAAGCTCCTGTATTTCTTGTTGAATAGTTTCAATAGCACTTGCATAACCTTGAGAATACATATCTGCCGTTTGCTCCCATTCTCTCCACTTATCTTCAAACATCTGGTCAAGACGCTTGTCTAACTTGATTAACTTCTGCTTGATGTGCTTATTCACATCCTTTGCAATTATTGGTGTATAACCTCCACGCTTCGCATTCTTAATCTGCTTCGCGTAGTTTTGAGCCTCTTTGAATGTGTTCATACCAAGCCCGCCATTTTTAAGAACTTATGATATAAATCTTTGTCGATTTCCCATCCTTTGTGTGCTGTCGTATTTTCTTTGACTTGTCGGCATATACTTTGCAAATCGCGGAAGTCCTGAGCAATATCGTATGCACCATGTACAAGGCACCGATTGATATAAACGTCTCCATATTCAATTACGCATTGAATTTGCATGTTTACAAATTTATCGAAATCCTCTGGAGATAGTGCCCATTTCTTTACTTTGCGAAATGCTCCAAATTTCTCAAGGTACTGGTCTAAACTAAGAAAATTGCCCCTCTTAACTGGCTTTATTTTTAGCTTCCCGATTTCTCCAACAAGGCCCATGAGGCAGATTATTAACAAGCCAATTGATATGCCTGTGTCGATAGCTTTGAATATTTCCATTAGTCGCTCCTTACAACAGAAAGAATAAGGAAGATCATGCAAATCATTAGGCAAATACCTGTGAAGCCATTCTTAAAGCTTGCAAAGAGAATGGCGTTGCAGATTGTCATGACAGACTGCAATTGTTGTGTTTTATTCATCCTTCCCCCTTGAGCGCTTGCTCTAAATAGCTTTTTGCCATTTGCTTCGCTTCATCAATGCTCGAGTATTCATCAATGATTTCATCATTAATTTCTAAAGCTGGATGATCATTCTCTTTCCAGCTTCTCCACCAGATAGAGAACTTGCCAAGAACACACTCGCCATAGATAATTTGATCGCAATCAATTCTATTGTTTACCTTAAGAACTTCTGTCCATTTGATATCGAACATTCTTTCGAAAGCATCCACCCGCTTTTGCAGCTCCTCCACTTTCGCTTGCTGGTGCTGCCATGCTTTTTGCCAAACTGCCCAGTCTTTTCCACGCAGACTGTCAGGAGAATAGCGATATCCAAATTGGGATTCGTACCAATCCCAATTTTTCTTCATATCGTCATAGTTTGCTTCGTATTTCTCACATTCAAATCGTTCGAAAGCTTCTCTACACTTATCCATCACACATCCTCCACTTTACACAGCGGACTGATGTGGTTTTCTATGTGGGAGTCGTCGCCCATGTCGTTGTCAATGCGGTGGCCTGCTGCTATTTCTTCGGGAGTGAGATGCCTAACATCAAATCGAGAAACTTTAATGTTCCCGAAGTACCCGTTATTGATTCTTCTTGGATAGCCTTTTTTTGGCGAAACCTCTTCAACAGTAAGAATCACATCAACATATCTAGGATGGGTGTAAACCGCCTTGTCACCCACTTTGAAATCTTTAAACTCACTCATGGCTGTCTCCCCACATAAACTGGCACTTGCTCGAAATCACAACTAACTTCTGTTCTATTTGTTTTATGACGCTCCTTTTGTCTCTCACAAATAGCTTGAGTGGCGTACCGAAGTTGATATGTGCTTTCTGTAGCTGATCCAATTAATTGATGCTGCGTTACAGTTAAAACCCATACAGTAATAAACTTAATCATTCCCTTCTCCGTAGATCGATTCGTAATTTTTAAGGTCAGCTGTAAGCTCACTAACTTCTTCTTTGCTGACATGACCAAACTCAGAGCCATAAGAAATCAAATAATCAAGGTGATCTTTAGTTTTCGAATAACCACCACGTTGATTGACGCGATCCACTGACTCCACGAAGCTTTTTAAATCAGCAACATAAACAATCTCAATGCTTGGCTTGAATGATGATGAATACTTGTTGTCACGTCCTCTGTAATGGCTTGCATTTAAAACTGGTTGTTTTTTAACAACCTCTCTCGCCCGTTCTAAACCGTGGTCTTTGATAAATTGTTCTGCTCTCATTGGCTTTGCTCCAAACAGTATTGGATTGCTTGCTCGATGGAGATAAAATCAAGACTTCCAATCCATATATACAAACCATCACCAGCCACAATATTTATTACATAGCCATTGCAATGGATGCAGTCTCCTTCGAATGAAATTTCTGCCTTAATCATCCCTTCACCCCGTCACGTTTGTCATGTCTGGTCACGTTCAACTCTTGCTCCACTAACGTTGCGTAGCCTGCAATGTCGTGCCAGTTGTCGATGTAGTTAGGATCGCCATTTACGATGCGAGCCATCTTGTTTGTGATCATCACTAAGGCGAAATGCTGTGAGTCTGATAAAGCTGTGTTGTAGTTAGGAGCAGCTTGCAATAAACGCATCATGTCATTGCTTAACTGAGCTACGTCTTTAAACTCCCCATAACGTTCGCCACGTTGCTCCAATGTGTTTTGAATGCTCATGCCACTAACTCCCTAATAACCATGATCTCTTTCCCTTTCATGAGTCGCTTGTATAAGTTCAACGTGCATTTACGAGTGTTTCTTGCAAGACTGATTAGCGAAGGCGATACATTTGCAACTTTGGCTAATTGCTGTTGTCTTCCATGTGCTTTTGAGATCCAATCAATCAATCCGTCTAAGCAATCTTTGTTTATGAAGGTGTGTTTAAGTGAAGGATCGACTTCCAGTTCAAACAGTTCATCGGTAAGTAATTCCATTTCCATTTGCATCTTCAAAACCCTGATGATTTCTGTTTTAAGCTGGTGTTCTGTACCATCCACAAATGAATCACGCACAGCCTTAACCACACACATTTCGTAAGGTGGGCGACTCTTTAACATCGCTATCTTGTTTAAGTTGTTTCTTACTTCAGTAAGAGTCATATCGCCACCCAAAATAATTGTTTTGCTTTGTCTGTTGGCTTGAGTCCGATTGGTCTTGAATTATCAGATATCAAATACCCTGCTTCTCTTAATTGATAGGCGAAACGTTTTGATTTTGAATAACTACAGCCGATCCATTCTTGAATATCTGCAATTGAAGTTCTGCCGCGTTTTTCAATTGAGTTCTTTAAAACCAAAGCCATTTTTTCGAATTGTTCTACTGTGGTGTGTTGCTTCATGCCGCACCTCGCAACGCCATCGGCATTTTCAAGCCGTCAGCTTCTAGCATTTCTTTGAACTGGTCTTTTTGATCGAATGGATCAGGCCAATAGTCAGAGTCAGGTTTCACTTCCCAAGGTTGAACCTCCTTGATTTCCTCAGCCATCTTGTTTACTGGCGCTTGGATCTTTAGTTTTTCGCGCAACCCTGCAATAGCTTCCTGAGCAATGGTTTTATAGCGATTAGCATCAGACTGCTGCTCTTCCTTGGTTTGCTTGTGCTCAAGTTGAAGCTGTGTCTCTTGAGTTGAAAGAAAACCCGCCACTTCAGCTTGTTTGATTGCTGTAATGCGTTGGTCTGGATCTAATCCTAAGCTCACGTTATAGACTGGCTTTAATCCTTGGTCTTTAGCCTCAGTCACTAAGCGATCATAGATAGATACAAAAATCTTCTTAGCTTCTGCCAATTGAAACTTGTCACCAGTAGCAACCAAGTCAGCACATTTCTCGAATGCTTTAGCTGCTTGCTCAGTCCACACCACAGTCATTTCACGACCAGTGCCATATTCAATTGAGTTTTTAGCTATTGCCCAAGCTTCATGTGAATCTAACCAATCAGATGCTTTTGGCTCACACCATGAGCGAAACTCTGGCACTGTTGGACAGAATGTTGATTTCATCATGCGATTCACACCACGTTTGAAATCTTCAGTTGTTAAGCCTTGATAGCACTCAACCATTGCTGCTGCGATTTCATGAGCATCAATCTGGCCCCATTGATCTGCATACCTTTTCCCATAGAACGCTTTCATTTTATTGAGCAAACGTGCTGCATCTTGCAAATTGAATTGATTCATTACTTGACCTCCAACAAGGTTTGGTCTGGGTATACATCAACCAGCTCGTTATTCGAGCCAATACCAAACTGAGCAAAGAAATCATCATGTTTCTTCATGGTTTGAGCTTGTTGGCTTGCTTTAGATTGATATGTACTAGCTGGCTGCTTTGGCGCAAATAAGCCTTGGTAGTTGCCAGTGATTGAAGTTTTGAGAGATTGATTTGAACCTTCATAACCCCACTCAAGAAAATCCTTGTAGATTGTGTTAAGAGCGTTCTTAGTTAATTTGGTATTTGCTTTTTGAGAACGGCTTGAAACGTACTGTTCCCATAGCTCTAGATCACATAGATTTGCAAAAGTGTTTTTAGTGAGTTTGATAACTTCATCAAAACCAAGTTTGCGAACTTTATCCTTACGCTCTTTTTCTGCTTTCGCTTTTGCTTCAGCTTCTAATTTTTGTTTGTCAAGAATGATCTGTTTTTGAGTTTCTTGATAAACATAAAAACTAGCTTCAAGTGGTTTGTTTGAGCGAAGCGAGTTAATAAATATATTTCTAAAAGAATCTATAAAAAGAAACTCTATTGATGCACCACTAGTCGAAGCACCTTCCGCACCACTAACCGAAGTGGACTGCACCACTAATTGAAGCGCTTCACTAATCGAAGCGCATCGGTTATTGATGCGGAGCGCTTTAATTTCTGAAGCGCTAAACTTCTCAAAAGCATCCACTAGAGACACTTCATTAATTTGGTATTTGTTGCCTAATTTATTATTACGCTCTACAACAGTTACCACTTCAAACCAAGTAAGTTCTTTAAGTCCATTTGTGACAGTTCCAGAGCTAAGCTTGTTAGAGCCCTTTAGCTTTCCGCCCTGTAATTGACGATGTGATATGTGATCAGAAGGCTTGTTAAAACCATTAGTAAAGCCCATGATCGCCGAATACACGTTCTTAGCAGCATCAGAAATGAACGGCTCTACCTCATAATGATAGAGACGGCTTTTCATAATGAAGCCCTTAGTGAGTGAGTCCGACATTATTGGTCGCTCTTTTTTAGGAAACTTGAGCACCTCTGCTTGAGGTGGCTCATGCTTATGTGCTAAATTTGTTTTCATTCATTGGTTCCTAAATTGATGAATAACTAAGCCTGATCTAGTACATCAGGCTTTTTCTTTGTCTGAATCCCAGTGAATCCCTTCAGGTTCCTCTTCAAAACTCACTTCTGTAGAGATATCCCGTACCAAAGCCCCTAATCCCAAGCGCTGAAATGCTTTTGCTTGTAAATTAAAGACATGCCACTCACCAACGATTTCTTTCTCCAAAAGGAAAGCTAAGTAGCTGGCAAGATCTTTTTCTTTTACGGAAGCGAGTGTTTTAGCTCGTTCATGGATTTCGGGAGACAAACGCACATGCGTAGATTTTTTTTCAAGGCTCATAAAATTGTCCTTAAGCAGCAACTGCATTTGAGCGAGATTTCTTTTTTAGAAATATCTCTGGATGTAAAAGTTTTTCTTTTGGCGGAATGCCTCGAACGGTCCAGTTCTGAACACGTTGAGTTTGGTACTTAAGTTTTCGCGCCAGTGCTGAAGCTCCACCATTCGCTTCAATCAGGGCGCGATCTGCATCGATTGAATCCATATGTAATTCCACGTAAAACATTTTGTTTTATAAATATAAAACGTTTTGTTTGCATGGTCAATCATTTTGTTTGACACAGATTGTGTTTTTTTTGAGAAAATTTAATTAATTGTTTTAGGTTGTTTTATTATGAGTGATAAAGAGCTACACCCAACAATGCAGCGCATTTATGATGAGACAGGTTTGAATGCCAACTCGTTAGCATCATTACTAGATGTTGATTCCCAACTTGTGTACAACTGGGATAAACGAGGTATATCTAAAAAAGGCGGGCTGCAAGTTTCGCAAAAGTTGGGATTAGACTATGGTTGGATTCTTTCTGGTACTGGAAGCCCTAAGATAGAAAAAGTTTTTAATGAAAATAAAGTTTCCCTCTCAGGACGAGTGGGCGGATGGGTGCCAGTGAAGTCTTATAGCAAGATGGGGTACGATGGGTACTATACAGAAATGGGTTATGGGGGAAATGGTGGAGATGGTTATGTACCTTCACTTACAGCGGGTGTTAATGCCTATGCGGTAAGAGGTTCAGGTGATTCAATGTACCCAGCTATCCGCAATGGCTGGTATATAGTATGTGATCCAGATGCCGATCCAACACCTACTGAATTTGTAGAGGTACAGCTCAAAGATGGGCGACGCACAGTAAAGGAATTTATAGGCATTGTTAATGAAGTTCTTCATCTGTTAGCTGTTAATGGCGAGAAAAGAACTACATTTGATATGGATGATGTGGAGGCTATTGTTGCTGTGACTGACATTGTCCCACCTAGTCGCCATGTGAATGATTACCCCACTTTACCTATGCAAGATATCCATTACGACTAATTAACCAGAAGCAAATGCCGCCTACGGGCGGTTTTTTTTGTGCCTCAAAAAAATAACACATTTTGTTTTATATTTTTCTTGACCTTGTAAAACGTTTTGTTTTATATTGTGATAACACAGTTTGTTTTATCCAATAAAAAAATCCCCAACACTTGCAGGCGACGGGGATTACTCAATGAGTGAGAAGATTATGACAGAAAAGCAATTAATAGCAAAGCTGATCAAGAATCAGAACCGTAAGCAGACGATTAGACATTCTAATTCTGGCTTGGTAATGGCGAGCGTTTTTGTTCTTTTAGCATTCAGCGCCTTCGGTTACTTCAAATACCTTTCAGATGACGTGCAGAAGCATGACGAATATGTCCGTGTTCAGGTTGAGGGGGTGGAGTGATGAGAACCCCAACAGTTGAAAGCTTTTTAGCTGATGTGAAAGACCATGGTCTTTCTATAAACCTTGATCAGGGCGTGTTTAGAGACATTACGTTAAAGCGCCCTAATTCAAGTACTTTCTACTACAACATTACAACTCGACCAGGTCATCTGATGATATCTGGTGACATGGGAACTTTTGTATTCAAGCGTCTTGAGGACATGTTTAATTTCTTCCGCGATGAAAGTGATAGTTACCAAATCAACACGGGTTATTGGGAAGAAAAACTAGAAGCAGGCTGCAAACGTGGTGGCGTTAAAGAATTCTCTTCTGATGTTGCTAAAGACATTCTTTTAGAGCTTTTGGATGAACACTTAAAGGGTATTGATTCGGGTGACTATGATCGTGATAAGCGCGATGAAAGAGAAGCAATTGAAGAGATTGAAAGCCTTATTTCTCTAGCTGAGTCTGATGAGTATGACTTTATAGCTGAGATTAGAAACTGGGATAACGACTCAAATAATGTGGAAATAAATGATTGGTGGGAATGGGATTTCACTGAATACGGCTACCACTACATTTGGTGTCTATATGCAATTGTTCATGCAATCAAATTGTATGACTCAGCTAAGGAGCCCTCTCATGGATAACTACAAAATCAAAGTTAAAGATGAAGCTGAGAGCAAAGAGGCTCAGGAGTTGTTTGTACAACTTGGCTACGAGTTGGATACGTTCTTTGGGAACTACGAACCAAATACTAAATGGGTTCTAGCGTGTAAAGATGGCTCTATGGGTTGTGCCAGTGATGGAATGGCAAAGCATACATTGAAAGAACTCACCCTCCCCCAACTCCGCGACCTTGTTGTGTTGAAGCGGAATGATGTGAAGGATGCGAATTACAGAAGTACTAAGGTTTCAGATGGGCTTTACTTCAAAACCTGTGATGGAAAGTTCTACTTCATGTTTGAAGGCACTTGGGTTCTATCTGAAATTAATACAGATGAAGGATTAGAACCTTTCACTAAAGACCAAGGCTTGATTAGCGGGGCTGATGCGTTAAAAGCTTTGGCAGATCGTAAGGATGTTCAGGTTAAAACTGAGCCAACAAACAATTGGTATGACGACACTGCAACCTATTCAGCTGAAGAGATTCTTGCGGAAGAAACTACTGAAACTGATGACTACAACAGCATGAAGTTATTTTTCCGCCTCAAACCGCAAACCATCAAGCTTGAGCTGGAAATCCCTGCTCCATACAAAGCAAAGATTGGCGGACGTGATGACACTTCATTCGTTCTGAATGTGGGTAGACATCAATATCTTTACCAGAATGAAGATGACTACACAAAAGCTAGAAATGCTTTAGAAGCAGTGTTTGACGCAGCACTAGGAGGTAACAACTCATGAATATGTTCGTTACCCCTGTACTTTCTCCTAAGTCAAAGCTTTTGCAAGACCTAAGCAAACATCCTGAATTGTTAGCTGGTGCTGTTGAGTATGCATTTCAAAGTGGCGATATCAATTCTAAGGAATACCGCTACTGGACAAATAGGATTGCAGAAAATGAGCGCCAGCACACCGCAAACCTTCTAGCCACTATTAAAGCGTGAGGTGTGTATGGGATTCCTATTCAATGCAGCCTTTCTAGAACAGTTTGGCTACAGCGCAGGCGAAGAAGATGAAGCAACTCACTACAGTACGTTTGGTGGCAGTGACTGGAAATTAAAAGCCAATAAAGACCAAATGTTTTATTGGGATGCTAACGCAAAGTCATGGAGACGTTGGCACTTAAGCCTTGAGCACTGCACACCAATTGGTGAGAAAGAACCAAGTTACAAATGCGGACCAGTCAATCAAGTCGTGGCTAAGAAAGACGAAACGGCTCGTGAATTGTCTCCGATTTACTCAAATTCGAAATATAAAGGTGATTAAAGATGAACAAGCAAAGTAAAGAACAGTTCTCTTTCACTAAAGCAGAACGTAAAAAAGCAAAGCTTAAGTTAAATCTAAATGGTGCTAGTGGTTCGGGTAAAACCTACTCTGCCCTTGTGCTCGCTTCAAGTCTTGGCAAAAAGATTGCTGTTATTGATACAGAAAATGAATCAGCAGCTTTGTATGCAAATGAATTTAGCTTTGACACATTACCTCTTAAACCACCCTACAATCCTGAACGTTTTGCTGGTGCAATCCATACAGCATACAACATGGGTTATGAAGTTTTAGTTATTGATAGTGCAAGCCATGAATGGATTGGTACAGGTGGTTGCTTGGAAATCAACGATGAGGCAGCTAAACGATTTAAAGGAAATACATGGTCAGCTTGGTCTGAAACTACCCCCAAACATAGAAAGTTTATTGATGCGATTCTTCAGACAGATATGCACATTATTACTACAACTCGTGCAAAAACAGAGACTGTGCAGGGTGAAAAAGGAAAAGTTATCAAGCTTGGTATGAAGGCCGAGCAACGTGATGGCTATGAATATGAACTTACTGTTTCGCTGGATATGTTGCATGAAAATAAATTTGCAATACCAACCAAGGATCGTACGAAACTATTTAATCCAACTGGTGAAGTAATCACAAAGGAAACAGGTGAGAAACTAATTGCTTGGCTTAACGACGGTCGTAGTCAAGAAGAAGCATTACAAGCTTCATTTGATGAGGCTATTAAACGCATTAATTCAACTAATGATGTGGCAGAGCTTGGAATCATCTATTCACAGTTCAAAGGTACTGATTGTGAGGCAGAGATCGTTAGCGCTTGTAGTAGTCGCAAACAGTCATTAATTGGCACACAAGGCAATGCGTGAGGATAACGGCATGATGAAGTTTATCCCCGACACCATGTCCTTTCCTTTTACAGTGTGGATGAGTGAGAACGGATTCTACCCTTCACACAAGAAAGGTTTCATTGTCCTTAAACGTGGTAACGAAGTCGCAAAGATTTCAACACTCGAAACAGATGTCGGCTTTGCAATGAATGAAGTTTGTCAAAAGAGATTCGCATCATTTTGCCGAGCTTACTTAAACAGGGACAAACAATTTCTTGATCAGTTGCGTATGCGTGGCATGGCAAAGATGAATCAACTTAGTTATCAGATGGTGGCAGCATGACATTGAATGAAAGAGAGGCTTTCTGGACAGAACAGTTGCCTATTTTTAAAGAAAACTACATCTGTTTAGCGCAACTTGATGTGCTTTATTTTGACAATGAGAGTGGAAATTTTGAAATAAAAGAAGCTGCACTTGTTGATTTTGAAAAAGAGGATTTTCTAGAATCCTACCACTCAGTAAATACAGGTTGGGCAATGTGGTTAAGAGCTCAGAGTCTAGAAAAAGCCAAAGCTCAGGCGGTGCCAGAGATTCGCACCCCTAGTGTCACTTTAACGTGTGCCGAACTAAAAAAAGCCTTTGATTTTGGTGCACCAGATGGTGAGAAAGATCAATTCCAGATGGAAACTGAAATGACTATCAAATGGTTCGAAGACGGTTATGACGGTGCTGGATACTACTGTTGGTATGCAGATTTACCAGAAGAAGGCTGTATTAAGTTGGGTGAAAGCGAATCGGGAGCTGAGGGATGAGTGACTACATGCACATGACTCTTGAGCAGCTTCAGCAAGAACATGCAGAGCTGCTTGCATTTAATGAAGAACTGGATCGTCGTTGCAAAGCTCATAAAGCAGATGCACAAAAATATCAAACTAAGTGCTGGCGCATCACAACGCTTCTGATGAATCCAGTTGATCAAGACATGACTTTGAAAGCAATCAAAACAGTGATTGAAAGGGTTGGTGAAGGATGAGTGAAGTATCAAAATTAATTCTTGCTGAGATAGATCGTTTTCAGCAATCAGAAACACCATTAGATATTGATTCTTTCGTAAGCAATATTTCAATCATTGCTCAAGCTGGGCTATACGATGAATTGGCTTGCCCGAATGGTGTGAGAGTAATGTTTGATGGCAAGTCAATCCAATATTCTGATCATGTGGCTATTGAGTGCGATCATGATGAAGATTTTGATCAACCATTATTCAACATCTATCACGATGGCGTTTCGGTGAAGATGAATCTTACTAGGATTGAGCAAGCTCATAATTGTGCTTTACGTGAGATTGAGAAAAGAAAAGCGGAAAGTAAGGAGGGGTGAAATGGGAGCACATAAATATATTATTACCGTTGAATCTGATATTCCCCCTCAGATTCTATTAGGTCAAAACCTTGGTGGAGCAATCGTCACCAAGTTAGAGCAAGAAAAGCAGGATTTAGTTAGTGCGGCCGATTTGGCCAAACGATACAGCTTAAGTGTTCCGACAATTAGAGCTAGATTAGCATCAATAAACCAAGGAACAGAAGGTAAAAGCCTTTATGATCCACAAAAAGCACACTCAATCCTGACTCAAAAAGAAAATAAAGTAGGTAGACCGAGAGCTAATTAGCTCTCACTACTATTGAACATTTCTACCAAATCTTGTGCATCTGGGTTGTAATAAGTATTAATTAAAATCCCAATTGTTTTATGACCTGTAATTTTTGCTAAAACCTCTACTGGCAACTTCCTTTCCTTAACCATTCGTGTAATTGCTTCATGTCGCGTGTCATGGAAATTGATATGTTCTAGCCCTGCCTCATCGCGCATTCTAATCCATGTTCTTTTAAATGATTTAAGTTTGACAGGAACTATTAAATCATTTGATTCAGGTATTAATGATAAAAGCCTTCTAGCCTCTTTAGACAAAGGAACGTTTCGAGATTCACCATTTTTTGTGATTGGTAAATGCACGTAACCATCGTAAATATCGGCTTTTTTCATTGCCAATATTTCACCTTGTCGCATAGCTGTCTCAAGGGCAAATAGCATCGACCATCCAACATAATGCATAACTTTATTTGGTTGTGAGTTAGCATCCCATTTTGATCGAGCTAGTATTTTTTCCGCATCTTCTCTTGTTATACGCTGACTTCTAGGCTTTCCTTTTAAAGGTTTTTTCACCTTATGCCAGACATTCGATTCAATTAAAAATAACTCTTTCTCTGCATAAGTAAAAATAGATGAGAACATTGAATACTCACGCAATGCGGTACTTGAAGTAACCTCAGTTATCCTTCTATTTCGCCAGTTAACAATATCATTAGGAGTAAATTCATAAATCGACTTTGTAGCTAAAGCCCCTAAAATTCTTTCTAGATTATCTAACTTATTTCGTATCACATGACCTGATTTAAAATCTTTAGCTTTCTCAGAGTAATATTTCTCACAAAGGCTTTTGAAAGGATAGGCAGGCTTAATGCCCTTTTCTTCTTCCGCCTTTCCAGTTTTTAGCTCAAGAAGTTTAATTGCTGCCCACTGTTCACATTCTTTTTCAGTATCCCTAGTCGCTGAATATCTTTGCTTGTTAAAAGTTACAGTTATGCGCCACGTAGAGCCGCGTTTTATTGGTTTTGGAAGTTTCATTTCTTGGTGTAGATTTGGTGTAGATTATTTTCTAATGTAGCAGTTTTGCTGAAAAAATGGGAAAAATAATCACCTTTTTGGTGTTACGTGGGTGACAAAAACAATAAAGGGATTGACTAGCAACCCCTCTATCTATCTGTATTTACTATTATTTCTTAGCAACAGTTGCTTCAGTTGTAATGTTTACAGTGATCTTATCACCCACGTTTGGAAGGTAATATTATTTACTATAAATCAATACCTTAAAATGGTTTGGTGTTAATTTGGTGTTTTTAATAACTTATCCACAAGTGATAAAA